GACTGAGGTGTTGAATCGTTTGAAACACACCGGAAAATAGTTCCATCAGGCAATGAAAACAAATCAGGAGGAATTACTTCAAACGGAACAAAAAACGTAAACTCAGTTTGCAAATAATCTTTGATGTTTTGATCTGAAACGACTGTTTTATTTGGAACAAAATTCAAATATAACTTTTCTTTTTCGACCGGAACAATATAAGCGTTTGAACCATTCCGTTCGGATAACGGATAGCTTTCAGCGTCAATTTGACTTTGAGGTTTGTATTCGAAGGTTTGACCTGCTACTGGAATAACATATTTGACCAACGTAGCGTTGCTACTGGCTATATCCGAATAAATGATATTTGAAAGATTAGTTGTCAATAGCTAATCCTTATTTATATGGACGATCAGATGCTTCATTGAAGTAAATGTCCGGCTTTGAGGAAACGTGATAAATATATGATCCACATTTAACCAATAATGCACCTTTACCGTAATACTGATTTTTCATACCGGAAACACTTCCAGTAGCACTAAAATTAGGAAATTCATCAATACCAAGACGTTCACCATCTCGCTTAGATAAATATTTTACAGGTTTACTTGATTCAGTTTTAGGATTGTAATTTTCTTCCTTCAACACCTTCTTAATCATTTCTTCAAGTTTTTTCTTGTTTGTCATTTTAATAGTTCCTTCGTAATTTAAAAATATGGTTTTGATCGTCAATTCTAATCGTATCCCCGCCATCAAAGGTTGACTTAAAAACAAACTTGTAGTATCGTTCGGCCATGAGTGAATTCATATCGGCCTTAAAATAATTTCCTTGTGAATCACAACTGATTAAGGTTCCTGACGGATGAAATGGAATTATTACTTCATCTGTTACCACGTCTTGGATTTGGAAATATGAATTAATTGGAAGTCTTTTATTATTCAAGTAAACAGAAGAAGTCGCGTATGTTTGGGCAGGGAACCTTTCCCTAATTTTCAATCGAACCTTCGGCTTTTCTGTTTCAGCATAACTATCCCGTAAATTAGAACAATTCAGGACAAAATCATCGCTTGAAATTTCAGCGAACGAACTGGTTCCAGAATGATCTACGTCGTTCCAATATGCTTCTAGCCTTGGAAGATAAATGGTGTGGGTGTTCATCGAAAAGAATTGAGTCAGTCCGAATGAACTTGAATTGAATTCGTCGTAATCGCTTAACTTTAAAATAAACCCATTGTTTGGGATCGAACCTGATAGCCATTGATTTACGATGGAAGTCACGTTCATCCGAATATCTGGCGGATCAAAATTAAAACTTTGACTTCCAAACGAACTGGTGTACCAGACACCACCATGAGCAATTGAACCGTAAGAAGCAGTTATAGCCGATTGAAGGCTTGATGTTTCCCATGTCCGTCCGTCTAATTTGCTATGCCTGTATTTCCATGACACGCCATCGGTTGAAATCGGATTTGAATTTACAAATCCTTTTCCATTTGACCATGAACCTGAAACCGGATAAGCCCAAATGGTATATTCATTTGGAAGATTAATTGCTTCGGTCGAACGTAAGGTCAGAAAATATTCAGCGTTGGATTGGGTAGGAACGAATTGATTAATGTCAAATTTAATCAGGATTCGTGAATTATAAGTTTCAGCGTAAGAAACAGTTATATCGCCCTCGATAGAAGGCTCACCCTGAGCAGACTTGCCCAAATCAAGTATTTGGTCATTTCCCGCGTTTTTAGTAGGGAATTGACTGTAAATTACTGAATCTGATGTTGGGTAGATTGTTTTAAACACAATTATTTTCCTTATTTAAGGGTTCCAGCCCCATTCATCCCAACTATTACCATCGGTATATAATTCGTCTGCCTTAACTTTTTTATTTAAAATCTTCCAACCCTTTTCACCTTTCGCGTGAGTAGTTGCATATTTTTTTGAAAGGGTTACCCAATCACCATCGTTTATTTCGGTTACATCGCCGGGAACAGCCCTATAAATAACCACTGAAAGGTTTGGATTGTCTTTTGCTTTTTGGATGATGGAATAATTAAGATTGTCATCTATTCCAGTGCCATAAAAACGAATAGCATTCCTTGAATAAATATCATCGCCATAAACCATTGTCAAATCGGTTAATGGAGCATCATCTTTACTAGGGGCTTTATGTGACCCTCGGTAATCATGTTCCATTTCCAATAAGATATTTTTTATTTTCATAACATTCCCTTTTCAATAAAATAACCGATGACATCAAAACTGTCAGCAGTTAAATAGTCTCGCTTACTTATGTTTTCACTTACCTTTAAATATCGGAGGTTCGCAATATTCCCAATTATTTCAGGATGGAGATTATTATCAAACCCAAATTTAATGGAAATGATATGATCCAGATGGAAGGAACCTTTGCCTCTATGCTTATAATTATCCAGTTGATACAACGGTTCCTTTCTGGTATATTTCAATACCTGTTTTCTGTATTCTTTTAATCGTTGTTTGTATATTTCACGGGTGTACTCAAAATTCAATTCATGAATTCCTTATGCTTCTGCTAAACGTTTCTGAACTTCTTTATAAAGTTCTATCGCTTTCTTCATTGGAAGATGAATCCTAATGACTCTTATTTTCTTCTTTGGATTCAGTTGATCTTGTGCCAATGCCCGATGATGTCCGTCAACCGTATGATTGTCGGATGAAATTACAACTGGTGTAGGAACCTTCCCGTTTTTAATGCTTTGGGCGATACCATCAACTTTATCCTGATAAACCTGTTTTTGAGAATCGTGTAATTTACTCGGAAGTATCGTTTCCATCGTAACCTTAACACCCGTTTCTTTCAGGGCGTTAACAGCATCATTAATCTTAGCGCCACTTATTTGTGGCATATCGACCCTGTTCATTAGGTCTTCCAATATCCTTCGTAAACTTAACAAGAAACATTTCTCCTATTTTAATTATTTAAATTTTTCAAACGCTACTTTTACGGATTCCGCATTCAATTCAATTTTGTTTGCCGCCATTCGTGGCGTTTCTTGGAATTGGCCAACATCTTCCAGCCATTCTTTGAAAGTTACGATGAACCCACCATTGATATCAGAAATCATCTTTAAGAATTCACGAATGGTTCCACGCTTGATAAAATCCAAATCTTTTTGGTCAAAAAAATGATCCATCAGTGGCTCAATAATTTCATTACCATCTTTGGAACGCAGATAAATTAAAATCGTTGTCATGATTCTTATTTTTTAATTTCAATATTTTTATAATCAATTCCGTCGTAAGAGGTCATAACAGTTTTATTATCAACATCGATCTTGATTTCGTATGAAACTCCGTGAGTGTCACCGTCAAGGCTTACCCAAATATCGGCATTATATTTTTTCAAAAGAGCTTTCAGTTCAGCTTTGAAATCGTTTGCTTTGTCGGTGGTAGTCATAAAATTGAGTTTTGTTTTTCTTTGATAGAACAAAGATACAATTAGCTTTCTTACCAAGTTGTTAATGAAAGGTTAAACTGTGAGGGTTCTGACTCTAATATCTCGTTTCGGGTACTTAATTTCAAATACCGAAAAATCTACGCTCGGATATAAAACTGAATTCCGTATCGCATTATCGACCGGATACACATTCCCTGAATAACCTTGATTCATATCAATTTCATTCTTAAATTTGACCGAAACAATCGATTGAACACCTTGGATTCCATCTAACATAGAAGTTAAATTTGAAATTATAATTGGGCTTGACGGTTGCATACGATCATTGTCGAACCATTCAATAGCCTTTTCCAGAACCCTAAGATTAACTTCATTTGAATTTTCATTTGGTCGTGTAATGATTTCGATGTCAACTGAAAGGTTAATAATATAAATGTCCCTGATATTCAGCGCATCCGTTAATAATTTATACTCCCGAAGAAAACTGCGGAGGTTCTCTTTAATCGCTTCGTTACAAACGACGAAGTTTTTATTTGAATCATAACTCAGTACGCCTAAGTTCATCGTGTAAGGATTAGGAACCCTTGTTGCGTCCCAGTTATGTATTTGGGTATCAGTGTCAACAATTACCTTACAAACGCTTCCGTATTTCGCTGGCATAGCAAAACATCTAAGGACATAATCTTCTTTGGTTACGGCGCGATTTTGAGCAGCGAAATTGGCAATTGCTTCCTGACGGATGTTTTCAAGTGGTTTCCTGTTTTGACCACCATAAGCAGCATTAGGATTGTTAATTGTTAAGGAACCTTGGATCGTAGTCAATACGGTTGAATCTACCACATCAGTAGGATTTGCGATTGAACTTTGAGCTATCCGTGTAATCGTGTTTGCATTTACGTTTTCATTGATCCCATTAGCAGTCGCATATTGGAACGTAAGGCTCGTATTTTGAGGCGTAGAGCCATAAGTTTTCGTGTAAAGGAAATTCATAGGGTCGATGGATAAATCGCCTACACGCTCAAAATAACTCAATCCTAAGCCTACATTCATAGGGTTAGGAATAATTTCTTCGTCTGCTTCGCTCGACATCCCGCCACCAAACTGAATTTCAAGAAAATCATCTTTTCTTAACCTCGTCACGAACCTGTTTTCAGTTTGCTTATATGCAAGGATGTAGGGAGCAGAATCCCGATACTGACTTAGTACCTGATCATTATACGGGACATTTCTGATTGAGATCGGAATAGTATCTTGGGCAAGATATTGGGTTTCATACCAAATATTATTATCCGAATCAACAACAGACAAAATTTCTGTTATGTTTGTTTCGGGAATTACAATTTTATCGTATTGTTTTGGATCAGTAAAAGAATAAGTTCTGGTTTGAACTTGACCTGAAACTGCTTTTACTTTCTTCTTTAACAAAAAATATTCGACTGAACCGTCGGAAGTGACGCTATATGCAGTAGCTATTGTTGGATCGTAACTTGAACTAAATCTAAAATCGACAGCATCTTTCGTATAAAAGAAAATTGCGTCGGTATCAGTAGTTGAAACCTGCATATTTCCTTCTATGTAAAGGGCATACCTGAAATCTGGTTTGGTATTATTACCTGAACCTATCGATGGAACCAACTGAAATACATCCAGTTCAACAGAAGCCGGAACAGTTGTTCTAGGTTTGTAACCAAGACTTTGGGCAAGGTTCAAAAGGTTAATCCGTTCTTCTGCATGAAAAAGCATTGACTCGGCCAACTGCGCGTCCAAATAAAACGAATTTACATCACCTAAATATGCAACGGCTTCTAATAAAGCCATTTGAGGTGAACTTTCAGAAAAATCACCTAACTGATTTGGGAAGTATGATTTTAAAAATGATACTAATGCCTGACGATTTTGAGCAAAATCACGGTTTATGTATTTAACCTGTCTTTTATAATCATTTCCTACGTTAGTTGCCACTTATACATTCCTAATTTAATTATTTTCATTCAACTATATAACTAACCCGTCCCTGATTCTGGAACAAGGTTATTTGTTTATTTGCGCCTTTTTCAGTAACGGAAAAGGTTATGACGATTTGGATCGCATTATCGATGTCAGTCCCGTTTAAGCCATTAACCTTCGAACCATCTCCCCTAACTTCGACCCGATGATTAAAAATATAGGGCAACCAAATGGCGGATTGCTGCTGAATTACGAATTCAATTTCAGTCCTAAGTGCAAGCGTATTTGGTTCAAATAATTTTCCTTGAAGATAAACGCCGTAGTTTGGGTGAAAATAACGTTCGCCCGGCTTAGTCAGCAGAAGGTTAAGGTAATTGGTAACGGCTTGTTCTTCTGTCGATCTGGACATATTAAAAAAGCCACCATT